GCTTGACAGCCGGAAGTAGGCAGATCGCGGTTCCTGCTGGCGTTTTTGTCGTACCGGAGCAAATCAATGTTCTTGTCGGATCGTCTAACCCTGATTTGGCAACACGTACTCCACTCACTCCAACGACTAAAGAGTTCCTTGATGCGGTTTATGGGTCGGGGGCAGTAGCTAACCGAGGCGTTCCTAAGTATTTCTGCCCGTTCGATGACTATACCTTCTTGGTAGGGCCATACCCGGACCAGAGTTATACTTGTGAGATCGTTGGAACGTATCGTCCAGACAGTTTGTCGCCTACAAATACTACGACTTTCATCAGTCTATACTTGCCTGACATGTTTATTATGGCGAGTATGATCTACATCAGCGCCTATCAGCGCAACTTTGGCCGCGCAAATGACGATCCGCAAATGGCGGTTACATATGAGAGCCAATATAAAACATTGTTGCAGTCAGCAATGATGGAAGAAAATCGCAAAAAGTTCGAAGCGGCAGCTTGGTCGTCGCAATCGCCGTCTCCCGTTGCTACGCCGACGAGGTAATCCATGCCGCATCAGGCTCTCAAATTACTTCCCGGCGTTGATCAGAATAAAACGCCTGCTTTGAACGAAGCAGCTATTTCTGAAAGCCAACTGATTAGGTTTATCCCTGACCGGACGATTGGCGGTTTGGTGCAAAAGCTTGGCGGTTGGACTAAATACTTCAGCTCGCCAATTGGTTCTATTGTGCGAGCTTTGTGGGCTTGGGAAGACACAAACGCCAATTCATATCTTGCAGTAGGTGCTGAAGGCATCCCGGCTGGTGGCGGTGGTGCATTAGAAGTAATTCAATCAAGCACCATCAATGACATCACGCCTCAAACTACGACTGTAAATGTCGCAGTAGATTTTACAACAACCGCAGGCAGCAGTGCCGTTCTTGTAACTGATACGGGCCGCAATGCTGATAGCTATGATGTTGTATACATTCAAACGCAAGTAAGCGTTGGAGGTCTTATCCTATTTGGGCAATATCCAATCAGCAATCCCGGCGGCTCAGCTAATACATATACGATCTATGCCAAAGACGCATTTGGAGAACCTCAAGTTGCGACTGCGACCGTTGCAAATGGTGGTGCAGTTGCGGAGTTTGATACGACAAATGGAAGTGACTTTGTTGATGTCACCTTGGCAAATCATGGCCTATCTGTTGGGGACACCTTTCCGATCCTTGTTGCTACATCAGTCGGTGGCGTCACGTTGTATGGGAACTATCGTGTAATTGAGGTAACTTCATCTAGTGTCTTCGTAATCTCGGCATCAACAACAGCTACTTCAACCGCGAATGCTTTTGAAAACGCTGGCGATGTTCGGTTTCTCTATTACAACGGCATCGGTCCTTTACCCGGCGGGACAGGCTTTGGTGTTGGTCCATATGGCGGAGGAGCTTATGGCACAGGCATTCCGCCTGTCACAGGAACAGGAACACCAATCAATGCTAGTGATTGGACTTTAGACAACTGGGGCGAAATTCTTGTCTCATGTCCCTTGAATGGTGCAATTTATACATGGAACCCAACAAGTGGAGACCCGGTTGCGCTGGTCATTGCCAATGCACCGCCCGTCAATGACGGCATGTTCGTGGCTATGCCGCAGCGCCAAATCATTGCGTGGGGTTCAACATTTACCGGAATCAAAGACCCTCTTCTTATCCGCTGGTGCGATGTCAACGACTACGATCAGTGGATCGCATCCATAACCAATCAAGCTGGCAGCTATCGCATCCCAAAGGGATCGCGAATTGTACAGTGTATTCAAGGTCCACAACAAGGTTTGGTTTGGACTGATCTTGCTGTTTGGGCCATGCAATATGCTGGTCCTCCGTATGTCTATCAGTTCAACGAACTTGGCACAGGTTGCGGCCTGATTGGTCGTAAGGCTGCCGGTTCTATGGGTGGTGTGGTTTATTGGATGGGTCAGAGCCAGTTCTTCCGTCTTGCGGGAAGTGGCGTTGAGCCTATTCGTTGCCCAGTATGGGATGTCGTGTTCCAAGATTTGGACACAACCAACTTGGATAAAATCCGCATCGCGCCAAACAGCCGTTTTGGTGAAATCACATGGTATTTCCCAACCATCAGCAATGGCGGCGAAAACGAAGGCTATGTGAAGTACAATGTCGTGCTTGACCAGTGGGACTACGGTTTTAACTCGACAGCCAATCCTTATGTTGCCCGATCTGCATGGATCAATGAATCAGTTCTTGGTCCTCCAATCGGAGCTGGCTTAAACGAGTTCATTTTCCAACATGAAACATCGCCAGATGCTGATGGCACAGCCATGAATAGCTACTTTGAAACTGGCTATTTTGTGCTCTCAGAGGCAGATGTAAAAACCTTTATTGACCAAGTATGGCCTGACATGAAGTGGGGCTATTTCGGTGGTTCGCAGGGCGCAAACATTCTGCTGACATTTTATGTCAACGACTATCCCGGACAAACGCCAACGGCATATGGGCCGTTCACTCTTACGCAAGCAACTACCTTTGTGACACCTCGTTTCCGTGGCCGTCTTGTCTCAATTCGTATTGAGAGCAATGACATTGGCTCTTGGTGGCGACTGGGTAACTTCAGGTATCGTTTGCAACCTGACGGTAGGTTCTAATGGCCGCATCACTTGATGACATCCTAACTACACAGAAAAATGGTGTCGTTGCCATCAACGGTCTCAACCAAAATGTTGGGATTATCGCATCTGTATATCGTGGTGGGCCACAACCCGCCGCAGCGGCTGGAACGAGTGCAGGAACAATTTATACAGTACCGACTGGTCAGCAATTTACTTTGACAGACATTGAAATCTGCAATGCGTCTGCGACGCCTACGACATTCAGCATTTATCTAGTGGCATCCGGTGGCTCTGCATCTGCCAGCAATGCGCTGTTCTATAATGCTCCAATCAATGGTAATACGACTGTTCAATGGACAGGTAGCACAGCCTTGTCGGCTGGTAGCACGGTTCAGGTATCTGCGGGTGCCGCAACAGTTGTAATTAAGATTTCTGGAGGGGCAACGTAATGGCTATTACTGTTTACCCCCCTTATGGCTCGTCGTCGAACAATGCATTTTATGCTCAATTTGGCGGCGTTACAGTTGATGCGTTTGGTCGCCTTCGTGTTACTTCGCCTTACACCCTGTTTGATAGCCAGAGCCGATTTGCAGCCGACAATCAATTCAGCTACGTCACAGATACAGGTGGCTCAACGACTTATAATACCAATAAGTCATCAATTAACCTTGATGTCACAACGACATCAGGTTCAACCGTTGTCGCACAATCAAAACGTGTGTTCCCATACCAGCCCGGTAAGGGTCTGTTGACGCTTCAGACATTTACAATGGCTGCGGCAAAGACAAACTTGACCCAGCGGATTGGCTATTATGGTGCATACAATGGCGTGTACCTTGAGCAAGGCCCAAATGGTGTGACCTTTGTAATCCGCACCTACACGGGCGGTTCTGTAGACAATACACGGTATGTCGCTCAAGCAAATTGGAACGGTGACAAACTGAATGGCACTGGTCCATCAGGTGTGACTCTTGATCTGACCAAGACACAAATCCTGTGGTTTGACTTTGAATGGCTTGGCGTGGGCAGCGTTCGTTGTGGCTTTGTCATCAATGGTCAATTTGTTGTCTGCCACACGTTCCAAAACGCTAATATCGGCACATCTGTCTATATGCAGACAGCTATTTTGCCGCTGCGTTTTGAGATCACAAACACTGGCACAACAGCATCATCATCCACTTTGCAGATGATCTGTTCTTCGGTTCAATCTGAAGGCGGATATGAACAAACATCTCAATTGTTTACCGCCCGCCGTACAGATGGTGGTATATCTATCGCTAATAACACTGGCCTGACCTTTACGCCGTTGGTGTCAATCAGGGTCAACTCCAGCTATTACGGGGCAATCGTCATTCCGGCAGGCATTTTGTTCCATCCAACAGCAAGTGGCTCTACTGGATATGAAGTTGTGCTGGTTAGGAATGCTACACTGACAAGTGCAACTTGGGCTGGCACTGCATTGTCTGGTGGTCAGGTAGATGTTGATTTGGCCGCAACTGCAATGACAGCGACTGCTGACAACATCATTCAAAGCTCGTTCTCAGCTCAAAGCGCGCAAGCTACGGACACGGCTATTGTGCCGACTGGATATAACTTTGATATTCAGATTGGCTATGTTGCCTCGTTGTCTAGCAACGGCTTTGCAAGCAGTGACACATACACGCTTGGCGTTCGGGGTCTGAATAATAGCCCGACTGGATCAGGCACTGGCGCTATCTCCTTCTATAACCTGACGGTGTGATCATGCCCCTAAAGAAAGGTTCCTCACAGAAGACCGTCAGCTCTAACATCAGCGAGCTGATGCATTCTGGCCGTCCGCAAAAGCAAGCTGTCGCCATTGCGCTGAACAAAGCCCGCGAAGCCAAGGCAGAAGGTGGTGCGCCATTCTTTGGGTCTCCGGCTGAAGCGACCACCGAGAAAATTCATGTTGGCCCGATCCATAGTCCGGTAGCAGGCCGAACTGATCATCTTCCGATGCATGTTCCGTCAGGTTCTTATGTGATCCCGGCTGACATC